GATTAACTTTCCTGGGAGAACTCCGTGAGACCCTAGCCATGATTAGGCGTCCTGCAAAAGCTCTTCACGATGCAATTTTTGTTTGGAAAAAAGTGACCTATCAACAGCTGTTGAAGAAGGGTCACGCCAATCATTTTATAAACCTCGTGAAGTCTGGTAGCAAACTCTCCAATGCCCAAAAAGCAAAGGTGAAAGCTATCGCTGACGCAGCTACGGGTAGCTGGCTCGAAAAGTCTTTTGGTTGGAACCCCCTTGTCAATGACATTGATGATGGGATGAAGGCCTTGGCTAATCAGCTTGTCCAGGAGAATTATTATCCTGGCATAGCCATTCGGGCCCGTGGGAAGAATGAGGATACTTCAAGTGTGCCATATGAAAACGGCGGCGGTGGAATCTTCCACTTTACGTCCGATCTACTGACTCACACGAAGGACCTCGTCGTGTACCGCGGATACTACTCAGGGAACGCTCAAGATGCACTTGCTGCTTCAAAAGCTCAAGCGTATTGGGGTATCCGGTTGGAAGAGCTTGCTCCGACAATCTGGGAACTCACTCCTTGGTCGTTCTTATTTGATTACTTCCTTAATATAGGAGATATAATCACCCCCGCGTCGTACTGGCGGGCCGGGCTTGCCTGGTCTAACAGAACGATAGTCTCCCAATCCGATCGGGCTATACTCAGGATCAAACCTGACGTAGACTCCTATAAGATTTGGGGTGCTGTCATCGACGAGTTCATACCGCAGACCACGGTCGTCCATAATAAGGTGGTCCGTAGAGAGTCATACAACGGGACGTTTATCCCAGACTTGGAATTTTCCATCCCAGGAAAACCAAATCAATGGCTCAACATGGCTTCCTTAGCTTGGCTGAGAAGTGGTATATACTTACCCCATAAGTAATTATGGAAAATCAATTACAGAGGCTATACATATGATCACTATCACAAGTCCCGTAACTGGGACCGCCCAAACTGGCTTAACCAGCCCTACCTTCACGCTTATTGAGGATACAAAGCCTGACGTAAATGCCATCCAATACGTTGTTTCAGCATTAGGTGGTACCCAGACAGGCGTCGAAACTCATACAGCGTCAAATCCTTTTACGATCTCGGTGTTCAAACCGAAGAACGTGAAGGTGCGCACCAACCCCGATGCAAATGGGGTTTACCGTAACATTCCATTCAACACGACCAAACTCCACGTGCGAAAAGGCGTAAGTGTTGGCAACACTGTCAAACAGGTTGACCTTTACACCGTAACCCTTAAATCGCACGCAGGAGCCGACGTCGAAGATCCGGAATCCATACGGTCCGCGCTTTCCCTTCTGATAGGGAGCCTGAGTCAGGTCTCAGCAAGTCTGGGCGACCAGCTTGTGAATGGCTACTAAGGTGCGGTATATCCGTTACCTTCTTGTAGTCTACGACCTTGCTCTGGCCGCAGGGGTGTGCGCAAAGCATATCCATGCGAAGATTAAGGCTCGGTTCAACGGGACCCCAAAGTAGGGGCCGTTGTTCTAAGCTTTAGTTCTAATCAGAGCTCCTTTATGTGTATAAGAGGTGATCTAATGATCAATTTCTCAACTCTTAATGCCCTCCTTAGTGAGGACCTTAGCCCCTGGATTCGAAACCCAGGAGCGCCTGAAGAAGAGTGGACCAGTATAGCGGCCCGTGCGATGCTTGAAAAAGGCTTAAGTAAAATGCCTTCCCAAGTGTCAAAGGATGCCGACTTCTATGCCACTCTGAAGTTCCTTTTCGCGAACGAAAAATGCGGAACGTGGGACCATGACTCGAAATTTGAGTCCTCAGGTTTGTCGTCTAAGCCTTATGGTGAGTACCTTCTTGGCACCTTTGCCAACAAGCTCTACCACTTTTTCATGCCTCAGGGCCAACCGTTGATCTCTGACTTCGGTCAGATCTTCGATCGGGCTCGGCATGGGCCGGGTACCGCTTTCGCGGTCGATGGCACAGATACGTACACAAAGATGTGCGATAGTATCTTGACGACAACAAGTCCAACCCTGTACAGAATGTACAGCGCGTGGTGTATGGAAGACCCAAGACGCAATGCTGTTGAGGCAACGCGTGCTTTTACTTGGGGTACCTATGCACTTCTGCGAGGGAGTCGGATGTTTTACGTACCTAAGGAAAGTGATATCTCCCGTACTGCGACAAAGGGTCCTTCCCTCAACGTGTACGGTCAACTCGGAGTCGGAGAAATCATAGCCGGTCGCCTAAAAAGCGTATACGGCATAGACCTATCCGACCAACCTATGTTGAATAGAGATTTGGCTTACATGGGCAGCCTTTTCGATGGTTTTGCAACCATTGATCTGCGTGCAGCTAGTGACTCGATTGCGAGACCTATGCTCAGGAAGTATCTACCTCCAACGCAAATGGGCTGGCTCGAACTGTTTGGGGAGAGTGTTGTTGAAATACGCTCCTTTGATAGTAAGGACCAATCATATCGTCCGTGTAAGCTTGACATGATGTCCACGATGGGTAATGGTTTCACTTTTCCATTGGAAACCGCCCTTTTTACGTGCGTCGTGTCGGCAGTCTATGACCTGTTCGGAGTACCCCTCCATCGTAACGTGAGGGGATTTACTACGCCTGACAGGTTGAGGCCTGGTAACTTCGGAGTCTTTGGAGACGATATCATTGTACTCCCGCACCTCGCGGGGTATGTGATAGAGCTCTTGGACTATCTCGGATTCCAGACCAATACTGCCAAGACCTTCGTCGAAGGTCCTTTCCGTGAGTCATGCGGTTGCGACTACCATGGTGGTAAGCCGGTCCGCCCTGTCTTCATCGGCAGTGTGGATACGGTCCATGACTTACACATGGCTATCAACGCCTTCAACATTTGGACAGCCCGTACGGGCATACCATTACGAAGGACAGTTGAATTTGTGTATTCGGTTATTATGAAGGCTGCGAAGCCCCACTTAGTGCCGATGCATGAAGCCGACGACGCTGGATTGAGGGTTCCATACGATCTGGCCGTTCCTCTCTTCGGAGTTTCCCCCGAAGGTAATCGTTCAAGTTGTTTTAAAGCGTTGCTCAAATGCGCCCCGAAACGGGTAAGCAAAAAGCTTCGCAAGACTTGGGCGAAGGCGCGGTATGATCTATGGAGTAAGAACCTCGAACCCCAGAAGATGGTTAAGTACCTCAAGTGGGAATCGAAACCCTACACGAGGCACATTAGCCATTGGTATATCGAGAAGCCGAGTAAGCTGGCTTATGTCAGTTTGCTACATCCGATTAACTCGGACGGTCTACTTTCGGTATGCATCGGCGGTCATGTTAGACAGGATCGGATTGCCGTCAGAGGTGACGACAATTTCTATCGTTTGCAAAAACGCTACACACCCAATTGGGATGCGCTCGCTGAACGAGATCCTTTACCTGTTAACACGGACGCCATGTCCGAAGCTGACGCGTGCCGGGTGAATCTCCAATTCACCTGATTCTAAAGACACGCTACGTGGAAGATATGGCCCTGCCCCCCTCCTTGGTTAGGAGGGGGGACAAACCTCAATTGAGTTAACCACTCAATTTGGC